GACAGCACTAATAGGTGTGCTAAACTACCTATCCTAGTTATTAAAGAGCGACCTTGGGTCTTAGTTAAATGGAAATCATAGATAATACCGCAGTTAAACTTACCGTGCCTGAGCACATTGTTTCTCACATCACGAGCAATATTGAAAAGTGTGAAGTGATAGAACAAAAAGGCAATCTCACAGACCTTATTGTATTTTGGGGTGTTGATGAGATGACTCGCCTTAATCAACTTATTGCATTTCGAAGTAACTTACCTTCACCTATCGTACGTGATTATGATTGGCCGGGTATATATAAACCTTTCGACCACCAACGTGTTACCTCAGAATTTTTAAGTATCAATCATCGCGCCTTTTGTTTTAACGAAGCGGGTACGGGTAAAACCTCGTCAGTACTTTGGTCGGCAGATTATCTAATGAAACAGGGCAAAGTTAAACGCGTTCTTATTATATGTCCGTTGTCGATTATGTATTCAGCTTGGCAAGGTGATGTCTTTAATACGTGCATGCATAGATCAGTGGGTATCGCTCATGGAACTTCGACTAAACGAGAAAAGATTATTAATGGTGAATATGAATTTGTTATTATTAATTATGATGGCGTAGCTATTGTTAAAGATGCAATCATTAAAGGCGGGTTTGATTTAGTAGTGATCGATGAAGCTAACGCGTATAAGAGTCCAAGCACGGCTCGTTGGAAAACACTATCTAAAATTCTTAAACCTGAAACAAGATTGTGGATGCTCACAGGTACGCCCGCGGCCCAATCACCTGTCGACGCTTATGGTTTAGCTAAACTTGTAGCACCTCAACGCGTTCCTAAATTTGCTATGGCATGGCGCGATAAAGTAATGCAACAGATTACACGATTTAAATGGATACCAAAACACAATGCTAAAGATGAAGTATTTAAAGCACTACAACCCGCGATTAGATACGCTAAAAATGATTGCCTAGATTTACCTGATGTTATGTATCAGACGCGAGATATACCATTGACGCCTCAAGTACAAAAATATTATAAGCAGTTAAAAGAACAGATGCTTATTGAGACCGCAGGAGAATCTGTAAGTGCAGTTAACGCGGCCGCCAATCTTAATAAACTATTACAAATATCAGGTGGTGCAGTATATACAGATAAAAAAGAAGTTATTGAGTTTGATATATCACCTCGTTTATCTGCGTTAAGTGAAGTGATTGCGGAGACTACAAATAAGATATTAGTGTTTGTACCTTACCGACATACGATACGAGTTGTATCTCAATACCTAACTAAACAAGGTATAACAAACGAAGTTATTAACGGGGAAGTATCAGCTACAGATCGAGGGCATATTATTCAACGCTTTCAAACTATGGACGATCCTCGTGTATTAGTAATTCAACCGCAAGCTGCTTCTCACGGAGTGACGCTAACTAGAGCAGATACGATTGTCTTTTGGTCGCCTGTGATGGGTGTTGAGACGTACCTACAATGTGTTGCTCGTATAGATCGTGTAGGTCAGAAGAATAAGATGACAGTCGTTCATCTTGAAGGGTCAGATGTAGAGAAAAGGATTTATAAGATGTTGCAAGGCAAAGTAGATTTACATACAAAATTAGTTGATCTTTATAGAGAGGAGTTAGAATCATGAGTGATAACATTAAGTTAGATGAAATAGTACAAGCTTACTTGACAATACGTGGTCAACGTGAGAACATAGCAAGAGAGTTTGAACTAAAAGATGCTGAACTAAAAGCAGAACAAGCGCAATTAGAACAAGTGTTATTAGAGCAGTGCAACGAAATGAACGCCGAGACAATACGTACAGGCGCGGGAACTATAGTTAAGACTTTGAAAGAAAGTTATATATGTAGTGATTGGGACGGACTTAAATCATTCATTATGGAAAACGGATTGATTGAGTTAATGCAACAACGATTACATAATACTAATCTTAAAGAGTATCTAGCTAATCATGATGGAGAAGGTATGCCACCAGGTGTTAGTTCATTTAGAGAATATAGTATTGTAGTTAAGAAACCTAGTAAAACTTAAGGAGTAAATTATGAGTAACGAATTAGCAATATTAATGCAACAAAACCCAGCCCTACTTCAAACAGGGTTAGACGCAGATACACTAGCAGTAGCTGGCGGCGGAGGTAACAACGTCACTAAACGTATCTCAATCAAAGGCGGCGTATTCCGTAAATATGCAGGCGGTGAAGAAGTTGGTACGATTGAAGACCGATCAATGAATGTAGTCTTTATCCGTATGGCTCACAATGCCTCAAGAATGTATTACGCGTCATCGTACAAGGACGGCGAGAAGATTGTACCTACATGTTGGTCAAGTGATTCTCGTACACCCGATGCTGATGTAGCTAATCCTCCCGCGTCATCATGTGATCAATGCCCATACAGCGTTAAGAATTCTGTAGCAGGTAATGGTTCAGCATGTCGTTTATCATGGAGAACAGCAGTCACAGTACCAGGTGATCCAAGCAATGATATTTATCAATTAGTATTACCGTCAACATCATGTTGGCAAAAAGAAGATAATGGTAAGTGGGGTTTCAGACCTTATGTACAAATGCTAGCTAATAATAATATTGGCGCAAGTAAGATCATTACTAAAATGCAATTTGATACTAAGTCACCTACGCCTAAACTATTATTCTCGCCTGTCGGAGTATTAACACCTGAACAATTAGCTGATGTAGAGAAACAAGCTAAGTCTCAAACAGCTGATAATTATATTAAGTTAACTGTATATAAACCTAAAGACGAAGGTGAAGCGCCTACTCAAGTAGCAACTCAACCTACACCTGCACCACAGGCAACGGCATCAAGTAATGTACAGTCAGATGTAGCAGTAGATCAACCAATACTAAGAGCCGAACCTGCGCCAGTGCAAAAACCTACTGATGTAAGTTCAATTGTTAAAAAGTGGTCGGTTAAAACTTAAGGATAATCATGGCTAAGTGTTATAGTGAGAAGTATTTACTAAGTCTTAATGGCCTTAATCAAAAAAGATTAGGTGTGCAGTTAGGTAAGCTATGTGTTAAAGCTAATCTGCCACCTGATCCTATTGCTAAACTATTAGGCGTATCTCGTATGTCAGTATATAACTGGTTTAGGGGAAAACCCATACGAGAAAGAAATATAGATAAAGTCGAAAAGCTAATGGACATTATTAGTGATTCTTTAGAAGTAGGAGAATTACCTTTGTCAAGTACATTACAAGTAAAAGAATATATAGATACTAAAGTTATCGACAAACTTTAAAAAAGTAGTAGAATAGAATTCTCCCCGTGAGCGATAAAAAACACATGATTTTATGTGGTGGAGAACTGTTGACTAAAAATTTAGGAAACTGCAAATGATGAAAGAATTTTACAAAAAAGCCTTGCCATCTACAGGCGTTTATTGTGTAGCTACAATTGATCCGATAGCGAAGATAACCAAACATAAATTCGTAGAAAACATAGACGAGCTTGCTGAGTTTATTGAATCTAAAAAGAATACACCCACCAACATCTTTGTAGCCCTTAGTTCATTCGGCGGATATAGTCGTAAAGCTGATGAGGCTAAGTTTGTTAGATCATTCTTCGTAGACTTAGATGTTGGCGAGGGTAAGGGCTATAACTCAAAAGATGAGGCGGTTCAAGCGATTGACCAATTCGTACTAGAAAATGATTTGCCTCCTCCTGTTAAAATAGACTCAGGAACAGGTATCCATTCTTATTGGTTATTGAACGAGACATTCCCGCAACTGAGTGGAAACCTTACGCAGAAAAATTTAAAGAGTTTTGTTTAAGTCATGGTTTAAACATAGACCCGGTAGTCACCGCTGACCTAGCACGCATCTTGCGTTGTCCTGATACATTTAATCAAAAGACTATGCCTCCTTCACCTACTAAAGTTATAGGGGCAGATTTACCTATTTATATATTCGATGAGTTTAAAGAGTTTTTAGGTAATCTTGAACCTAGTCTTGCAGATATATTACAGGCTGCGCCTAAAGGTCTCAGTGAAGATCAACGTAAAGCATTGAAGCTAGATAACTTTGAATCTAACTTTGAAAAAATTGTACAATCAAAAGGTTGTGCTCAGATTAACTTTATTATGGATAATGTTAAAACACTACAAGAACCATTATGGTATTCAGGATTATCCATCGCTCAACATTGTGCTGATAAAGAATCAGCAATCCATTTAATTTCAAAAGACTATCCTAACTATGATGAAAAAGAAACTATTAGAAAAGCACAAGCTACTCAAGGAATGCCCCATTCTTGCGAAACATTTAACAATGTTAATCCAGGTATATGTACTGGCTGTCCTAGTCGTAACAAAATTACTAATCCATTAGCATTAGGTAAAATATTTAAAATAGCTGTCGAAGATCCGATCAAACCATTAGATCAATCAATGTCAGTGAAGACTATTGAGCATATTAAAGAACATGCAGAAGTAGTCACTCGGGGTTTATCATCGTTGCCCGAGGCTCTCTATCCGTTTGTATATGGTAAGGAAGGCGGTATCTATTGTATGCCTGCCCCCAAATACGATACAGATGGCGTGCCTATTCCTGGTGATCCAATAGTTGTTACATTGTATGATCTATTCCCGTTGAAAAGGATTTATAGTCCCGCAGACGGCGAGTGTTTATTAATGAGAGCGATATTGCCTAAGGACCCTGAGCGTGAATTTTTACTTCCTATGAGCAAAGTATTCGCAGTAGAAGATTTAAAAAAGATTATCTCGTCT